CCTCGGACTGCGTTGAGATTGGCTAAGCTTATCAGCTTTGCCAACTCCATCTCCAGTTAGCAGAGCTAACTGGAGTGGCCAACCCAAATACTCGATTTATCATCTCGAGTCTTGAAGTTGAGCAAGCACTATATTCGCGTTTAGAATACCGTGTCAATAGTGTCTCCTTCGGTGGCTTATCGTAAAAACGATAGCTTTTCTTAACTTTCCACTGGACCCCACGGAGTGGGACCGTAATTCGTGAATCGTTAGAACGAAGGATATGACCGCTACAAATCAAGTAGTAAACAAAATCGGGGTCGTAGTCTACGACTTTCCGAACTACAGGTTTGGCTGCCAGATACTTAAACCGACCACGCACATTATCGTCCCAGATGCCAGATGTTACAGGCATATAGGGCGGTACGCGGAGCGGCTTTCGTAAACGGCAAATCAGCCAGTTCAGAGTATTGGGTAAAGGAACCTTAAAGGTCCTTGACCATGCTGTGAGCCGGTTGATAGCGGAGTACAAGTCTGCGGCATTTCGCAGCGATTTTATGTAGACACCACGAACATCGGTGCCGTTATAATAATCGCCGCCGCAGGACTCCTTGAAGAGGCCCGTTTTAAAGGACTTCTCCAAGTTAACAGTAAAACCACAGGTATCGAGTACCTGAACTAATAGATCATATGCCGGTCGAACGACAATAATGTCGTCGCCAAACACCCCGAGATTTCGGGGAGAGGCAGCTGTTCTACGAGTTGAGGGCTTTATGTTAAGTACCTGATAGACACCCATACAGAGGGTGAGAAAGATGAGAGTTTCTAAGGGAAACGTTGTTGCATTCCCCATAGTACCAATCATTTTCAACTCGATCTCTCGACCATCCGGAAGGGTGGTTTTCGAAGAGCGAGCAGCCATTAACCACTGAAATAGATCTACAGGCAAGTAATGCTTGCAGAAACTAATCGAGATGGTATCAGAAGCAGAGCTTAAATCAACCGTGGACAACGAATCATCTGTTGAACCACGGCGGGCTAAGTTCTTTTGTACTTCTGATTGGGTCTGTATGTCAATACCTAGCCGCCTACATGCTACCACTAAATCGGCTTCAATAGCCTTTTGCAGGAACATGTTTAAAGACGGCTCGATATTGATGCATCTATCAATCACGTTATTTTTTGGGACTGTCCAGAACTTGGACGTAGCAACCCTTTCAAACTTCGCAGATGTCGCATATTTATGCGCAATGCTATAGTATTGATTTGGGTCCGCGCAAAAGAATTCACGCGCGATTGTCGATGAGTACGTTAAAGTATCCACATATTTTGAATAAAAATCATTATATGGAACTCCCATTGAAGCACCTGGGCCGAACTGACCATTTTCTGGTCGAGGCTCGTACCAGGTGTTTTGAGGGAACAGACGTAGGAAAGTCTGTCTACCGTATTCAATCGCCATGGCTACTTCATCTCTTGAAATCACCGGATTGAATTCCCGGAGATTCGCGTTTATGTCTAAGAACAGCGATATAGCGCGCTCACGCCGTTGATTGTCACCTGATCCTTCACAAAATTTCTTTGTTAGGGACCGGGCGCACTGATCAGCGGCGAACGCGTGTGTATTGCTGGTAAACTTACACGACGAGATATCTTTGAGGAACAGATGTTGCAGTTTAGAGCTAACACTCATAAGCTGACTCCTTGATTAAAGTTTAATTACTTATAATTACAGAGCACCAGATTCAATAGCAGTATACCATTGGTCAAGTGACTGTTCTAGAGCTCCAATGTGCGCCGAAATGGCAGCCTTGATCGACACTAAGTCGGTCTCAGGACCATTTACCGGCACATCAAAGGAAGTGGAAAGGTTCATTATACCATAACCACCAACAGAGTTTACTCCGATACTTTTGCGAGTAATCACTTTATTCTGATTTTTCGGAATATTTGTGATCAATCCAGCCTCAGACAGCACCCCAGAAGTTGGGGTTTTGGCCTTGGCAGGCGCAAAAACACTCAAAGTAAATGGCCGACCCACAGAGTGGGCCGAGACACCAGTTTGAGTGCCACCGAGGGCTGTGACATACCACTGCTTAGAATTTGAAGCAGGAGGCGTATCATCGGCCAAGGTGTAAGTAGGAGAGGTTAGCCCAGTTTGGGCAACACCTGTTAAAGGACTAGTAATATCCATAGTCATTCCTTTTTGTATCTAGTTAAGGTTAATCCTTAAAGACTAGAGGGGTTAGACTCGAAACGAGAGCAGCAAGATTAACGAGTTGACGCGTACTAGGAAGCGATAGCGAAATGCTATCAGGAATCTTCCCAATATCTTGTCTTACGTAATACTCGCGGCTTATTTCAAGCGGCGAAGAAGCGCCAATAGAGCTCTGATCAGAGCTAAGATAGCGCGTAAAATTGCTATAACTGACTTTAGCATTATGCCTCCGGAGTTGTGTTACATAACCGAAAATGACAGACCTTCGCTCGATAAACTGAGCGTTAACAAGGTTGTTCAAATTTGAGAAGTAATCAACAACAAAGCTGAACGGAATCAGCTCATAGACCGTGGGCACGAAGTCATTTATTCGCAAACCAAAGTTGTTAGTACTAAACTTTGGACCATCTGGCAGGATTTCGACGAGAGCGCGACCAATGGCCGTCTCTTCATACCACCTATCCAGCCTAGTATTGTATCGGACCTGATAATTCAGGTCGTTACCAACACCAAACTGAGGAAGCAGCACGTCGTCCGCTGCGATACGGGCACCGACTTGTTTAAATTGTCGTTTTTCAAGGATATCGTTTATACGATTCACATGATTGTCCACATCGTTTATTAGCGGAAGCACCCCGAAGGTGAATTTAAGATACTCGTTCGACCAAGCTTGTAAGAACTTACGAGAAGTTCTACTATAGCCGAGACGGAGGATATCTCTGTATACTAGACGAAGCTCACGAAAAGCTTTGCCCAGTGATCGCACCGGATGCTTTACTAAAGCAAGGGTTTCAGCGATCTCACCAAGGAACACACCCGACTGACTGCCACTTTGAGCTTGATAAATATTGCTACGTAGTTTTGTAGCACAAAGCTCGAGTGTATCTAAGTTGGCCCAATTAGGCTCAACTAGATCAGGTAAACTCCAGTTAATGGGAAAAGACCCAGAAGCTGTGTAGTTTACATGCAGTGGAGCTCCATCCTCAAACGACACATAACCAACAGGTTCGCGAAGCTTGAGACCCTTCGTACCGAAAAGATCAGTAGTTAGGGAAGAGTTACCAAGTTGCTTAGGATATCCGGGAATGGCATAAGGGTTATAAATAACCTGTCTGTCAACCGAATCCTGAAGCAAAGTCGTAAGATCATAACTTACGCCATTTGGGTTATAAACATTTTTATAAACCCCTGTGGCGCTGAGCGTGACTTTTGACATATTTGGTTTCTCCTATTAGGCTCACATTAGTGGGCATGGCGCAG